ACGCCGGAGAGCCGCCATTTGGTGAAGTGGTGATGATGTGACGGCGGATATTAGAAAACAGTATATTGAAGCGGCGCGGGAGTATGTCCTTAAGTATGGGCATCTCCCTTCGTGGGCGTACCAAGCCCTAACTCCAGAAGAAAGGAGGGAAGTAGTAAAATGAGATACACCAACAGACAGTGCCGAGAACAAGCACGCCGGAAGAACGTGTTTCAGAACAACAACGGTACGATCTACAGTAGATGGTGTGGCGAGGTGTATGCTGTATTCAGTTACGGCGAACACTTCCCCATGTTTGTGTGGTGTGAGCGTATGTGGTTCGAGAACGGCGATGGATATAGTCGTACTACAGCCAAACAAAAGGGGCAAGTACGGCCTTCCCATAATACTAAGAGCTTAACTACCAGACAAATGAAAGCATTAACTGAACATGGGCTTAGCGGACTAGTAAAGCTAAGACTGGAAGGAGAGAAGATATGATAATTACTTTCGTTGCGTTAGCCACTGCGCTTGCGCTTGTTGTTCTACAACATATTCTGCTGAACAAGGTTAAACGTTCGGCAGATAGATTAGCCGACGCCATACACGATATCGCCAGCGGCAAACTGGAAGTGATGATCGACAGGGATGGCGATGTTGTCATAAGGAGGAAGTGATGGGGTGTGACATACATATGGTGCTTGAAATGAAATACGACGATAAATGGGTAGGGGTACACACTTACCCCCACCTTGACATTAACGCATATCACGCCGGTATGCCCGTACAGGTAGGCAATACGAGTTGGCCGGAGATTACAAATCGGAATTATGAGTTGTTCGCCAAGTTAGCTGGTGTGCGTGGCAGGGGGCCGGAGCCGCTTGGTATTCCACAAGATGTTTCAGACCTTGCCAATGCGATGATAAACATATGGGATAGTGACGGCCATAGCCACTCGCACTTAAGTCTGGCTGAGTTTACTAGGCGCTACTCAACAACAGACGCCGCAATAACAGACGCCGCAATGGACAGACTACAAGGCAATCAGGGCCTACGGGACAGACAAACGTACTGTGCTGGTGGCTTCGACTTCACTGACTACAATGAAAATTTTGATGCGGAACGTGGTGTCCGTATCGTGTTTTGGTTCGACAACTAGGAGAAAAACAATGGCGACAGTAAGGTTTAGCGGTGAACTCAAGCAGCGTATTCGGTATAAGGCAGGTAAAATGTTCGATGATCGTATCGAGGCGGCAAGGGAGAACCCGCCTAATTGGGCTGGGAATATTTATGATCTTGCCTTCGGTGAAAACGTGGCAAAGATGAATGAACTGCCCGAGGGATACTTCAGGGTAGCCACTAATATTAGCATCCGTGGTTTCGACGGCGTAGATTGGGACGATAACATCAACGAAGGCCTGAGTATGAATTTTCCCAATAACGAGGAGCGCAGGTTCCCTAATCGTATAAGCAATCACGAAGATTGCGGTCTTATAAATTCTAGTTATTCGTGGCTCCTCGATGCCGACGACCCAAGGTGGGATGCTATCAAGGCCGAGTATAAGATTTATTGCGAGGCTATCTACAAGTTGATTAAGGAACGGAATGACTTCGTGCAGGGTGTGGACAAGGTGATTGATACTTATTCGACGCTTGGTCCTGCGCTTAAGGCATGGCCTGCCTTATGGGACCTGATACCAGAAGATGTTAAGGACCGCCACCGTGAGATTGTCAAGCGTAGCCCTTCTGTTAGGGCAGTGAAGATTGCAGAAGAAGTTGACCTCAACAAGCTGACCGGCCACATTGTTGCCGATAAGCTGGTACGCTAGGAGAGTAAGTATGTTTAGAACATATAAAGAAGCTGAAAGTTTCTTCGCTACTGCCCGTAGCCCGGCTAAAGGTAAGCCCCTTCCCGGTAATTGGCGTATGTTCAAAAAGAAGAAAACTTTTATCGTCGCCTTGCCTTTAGGGTGGGGGGACACGAGAACCTATGTCCCGGTATATAAACTCACACCTAACAACGTGCTGACTTTCATCCTCTCGCTTGACAAGTTGTTATATCATAGCAACTCCATCGTCATGGTGTTGCATAAAACGGTGCCTCTCACGGTGCAACGGTTTGACAAAGGCAAATACCGTGTCGGTGTAGGTGTAAAGACAAAAGCTATATGGAGTGGTAACTATTATTTTTCTCTAAAGAAAGAGGATAGCCAGCAGTATTTTAAGGGTATCAAGTTTCGGCTACCCGATAGGCTATGCCTCAACCCCCAACCTGACGAGACTATAGAAGAAGTTCCAGAAGAACGGCGTAAGTGGCGGCGTGATCTTCGCCGCTATAAGCGTGGCCTCAAGTCAAGGGCTAAGGTCGGCGCGCTAACCGGGCACATCGACAGGTACGAGAAGGAAAGGAATGAGAACGCCAAGTTGGATTGGCAGGTGCGCAGACAACTACGTATGCTCTGGACCAATGAGTGGATTAAGAGGTTAGTTCGCTGTATGAAGAAAGAGGAGTACCCATCCGAAATACTGTATGCGTTCGTGCGGTCAGCAGATAGGTGGCATAGGTCTACTAATCCACAACATATTATAAAAGCTGTGGATGAAGTATTCACGGCACATAGCGAAGCTCTGCGCAGGGAGTATGGAGTGTTTGGCAGGACACTCCATAAAAAGAAATGAGTATGCGTGGTGATATGACGAAGGCAATTAGGAAAGCCGTCAAGCATGGGTGGACTGCTACACAAAGCAAACGCAACGGGCACATACTACTTATTTGGAAGAACGGAGAGCGGGTAACTGCCTCTCTTTCTCCGAGTTGTGGCCGAGCCGTGAAGAATTTCATAGCCGACTTGAAAAGAGTAGAAAAAAACAGTGTTGACAAAATAAAATCTTAACCTTACATTGATGCTAAGTAGGAGAATTGACCATGGGCAATACCAAAGCACCCAAAATAAAAGATTGGGCTACTGGTAAAGGTGAATGGCCTAGGTATATCAAGGATGCTTCTGAACGTGAAGCGCATATCACTAAGGTCATGAAAGGTCGTCGCTACGACGATCCCGGAATGGAGATCAAATTTAAGCCGGGAGGAGAAGGATAATGTATGTCCTTATGATGATGTCTGTAACTATGGGGTGGGTGATAATGCCGATGGATGGCAACCCCTTTCCCACCGAGGCTAAGTGTAAGGTTGTGGAACGTGTTGTCATGAACAGTAAAGTACGCATATGGGAGGGCGTTAGGTTCCACCGCGTAAAATGTAAGCTGGTGAAGGGTGTAACATGGGCGCAGAGATAGACCCCGTAGCGAAGCTAGCCAAGGCTAGGTTGGCTGGACAAGATATATCATCTGCCCTTGTACGTGTGGCTGATGCCGCTGATGCACTGTTCGCTTCTGGTCTTACCCGAGAAGCCATTGTTATCCTCCTAAAAGCCAAGATAGGGCGTAATTCTAAGACGGAGGATATTAGGCTTGTATTGGATGCGTTGCCGGAACTGCGCTACTATTGCACTGAGGTTCCAGAACATCTTATGGCCCGTCTTGGCAATACGAAGTTACGCTCATGAAGTGCAAGCATATCTTTAATCGTAAGCTAGAGAGTGGGGCTAAAGTCTGCACACAATGTGGTATATCCAATATAATGTTTAACTGGATTGTCACCAAGAGGCTCCAAGGCGTCCTAGTGCGGAGGAAGGTAGTGTGACTATCATCGTATGGGATGGAAAGGTCTTAGCTACTGACACCGCCGCTACTGATGGGGCGGCGATGTGGGAAGTGGAAAAAGCGTGGTATCATACATGCGATGAAGGGACAGTTATATTGTCCGGTGCTGGTCCCTTGCAGACTATCTTGCAAATGCGTGACTGGTTCAAAGGGGGAGGTCTCCACAACAAGTTCCCGAACATTCAGCTTACGCCACAATTTTGCCATTTTGTTGTAGTCAATTCACATGGCCTATCTCGTTACGAGCAAGGCCCAATACCAATAGAGCATGGCCACAACAAGTGCGCCTTCGGTGAAGGGAAAGACTTCGCCTACGGTGCGCTTGCTATGGGAGCCGATGCCGGGACTGCGGTCCAGATAGCAATAGATCACTCGGTTCATTGTGGGCTGGGTGTTAAATTTTATAAACTCTAGGAGTTACCGATGTCCAAGACACCAGACTATAAGGTCAAAGAAATTCAAGATATATGGAGGTTGTATCAATTCTTACCGGCAAAAGAAGTCGCTAATAAGGCTAACTGCACACCGAACATGGCACACAAACATTATCCGTTCACTATCCCCCCGGTATGCGTGTCTGTACGACAAGATCAAGCGCGACGGGCTATCCTTAAGTATAAGGGGCTTACATGCGCCGAGATTGCAAAACTCACAAGCGTAAGCGGTCCTACCCTTAATAGGGTGCGTAATGCAATGGGGCTTCCTAGGTTCACTGAACTCGTTAAGCAGTTTGGGCATACCCAACCCACACTTCCTAAGGTGCAGGCTCCCTCTACTGTAGAAGATGAAAAGCTACCTACTCCTGCTCCAGATACACCGGAGCCCCCCGTTACTAATGTTCAGAAACTTGTTGTTGAAAAGGGGAAGGTCTACGGCCACCCGCTCGACAGCTTCGCAGATGCAACGTGGGGTAAAGAAGTACTATCCAAATGTAAGGACGACGAGGTACGCCACGCCCTTGAAATGATCTGGCTTAAGATGTGTCGCCTTGTCCGTACCCCAGACCACAAAGACAGCATCGACGACATCGCTGGCTACGCCGAAGTCATTCATATGATCCACGCCGAACGTAAACGTAGGAGGTAGGTTATGGCTATTGGTAACGCCATAGGTGGAGGTATGGTTGCTCCAGATACACGGCAGCAACAGATTGCTAGCGGCATTGACCATCTTGAGAAACGCCTCGTTGACGTGGAGGAGTTCATCAAGTACGCCGCTGATATATCTCCCGAGTTTGAGAAGCTTCTTACAGGGTACAGGGCTAGGAAAAGGATAGGACTGTAAGTAACTGCGGTCAGGCGGCATCCGAAGCGTCAATATATGGTAGAGAGGAATGGGGCATGAAGTATGGAGAACAGATAGCCAGCACTCTGCAACAAGTATGGAATTGGGCTACTGATAACCCTCCAGTGATTAGGAACACACACCGCGTAATGCAGATTGCTGTTAGGTGCGCGTTTAATAGCGGGGAAATATATGTGTTTCCAAGAACTGCTTATAAGCGGGCACAGTTATTATTGGGTACTAACGTTACTCCGGACCTCTCCGGAACGTCTTTACGTGGGCATCAAGGGATGGTTTTATTGGAAGTTATAGAGGGCAATATTCCTTCTGCTCTTGTAGTTATAAATGATGATACCCCTCATCCCTCTAAGGCTGTACCGTTTGATATAATATATGGCGAAAACCCCAATGGCCACTACGACGACCCGGCAACGCCATTGGTAACGCCATTTTTCAATGATAAACCTGTATTCATCGGCAAACTGCTATCGCCTATTGACTATCAGAACAACTACGCCAATACGGTAATGTGGATGGCGACAGGTCCATACAGGGAAAACCTAATTCACTTACCACTAACCATGTGGGAGAAAACAAAATAAATGGACATCGTAACTATCGACTTCGAGACTTTCTACGACCAAGAATACAGCCTGTCCAAAATGACGACGGAAGAATATATCAGGTCCGATTTGTTCGAGGTCATAGGTGTTAGCGTAAAAGTTAATGACGACCCCGGCTGTTGGTATTCAGGGTCCGATGTGCACACGTTCCTCAACTCGTTGGACTACAGCGACAAGGCTATTCTCTGTCACCACACTGCTTTCGATGGGGCTATCCTATCGTGGATTTACAATATCAAACCCAAGTTCTGGTTTGATACACTCTCAATGGCCCGACCTAAACATAACGCCACAGTTGGGGGTTCGCTCAAGATGCTGACCCTGTATTATCACATTGGCGAGAAGGGTACGGAGGTCATAGATGCCAAAGGCAAACACCGCAAGGACTTTACTCCCGCCGAGCTTAGGAAATACGGTAACTACTGTATCAATGATGGGGAGATAACTTATAAGCTGTTCAAAAAATTGAAGGTTGATTTCCCCGTTAGCGAACTGCTTATCATCGACCAGACGATACGCATGTACACAGAGCCGGTCCTTGAGCTCGACAGGTTCGCTTTAGAGAAACATCTTCTGGAGGTTCAAGCAAAAAAAGACCGCCTCCTAACTGGGTTAGGAGGGGGTGACAAAGATAAAGCTAGGGAAGTTTTGATGTCCAACCCTAAGTTTGCCAGTCTGTTGACGGGGCTAGGGGTGGACGTACCCACTAAAATAAGCCCTAGAACAGGCAAGGAGGCCTTCGCATTCGCTAAGACGGACCAAGGGCTGCTCGACCTACTGGAGCACCCTAAGCCCGCTGTAGTAGCTGTTGTAGAGGCTCGTATGGGCGTTAAGTCAACCATCGAGGAGACCCGTACTAAGCGGTTGATAGGTGTCTCCAAGCGTGGACCTCTGCCCATTATGCTGAATTACTACGGTGCACACACTGGGCGTTTCAGTGGTGGTGATAAACTCAACCTTCAAAATCTACCTGCTAGACAAGGCAACGCCATCCGTTCCGCTATCGTCGCGCCCGATGGACATAAGGTCATAGCTTGCGACTCGTCGCAGATCGAAGCGCGTATCCTTGCGTATATCGCTGGGCAACATGATCTTACGCAGTCATTCCGTGATGGGCGTGATGTTTACAGCGAGTTTGCTGCTAAGGTCTTCGGTGTAGGGCTGGACTATGTGAGTGGGGACCAACGCTTCGTCGGCAAGACCTGCATTCTTGGGCTGGGATACGGCATGGGGTCACCTAAGTTTCAAGACACGTTGCGGAGAGGAAGCCCGTCGATGAAGGGAGCCAACACTACCACCCATATCGACATTCAAGAAGCTACTCGTATTGTTTACCTTTACCGCAATACATACCAAGCGATTAAAGGACTATGGAAAGAGTGCGATAGGGTGATTATCAATATGGTAGCTGGCCGTAGCGGTGTCATACGTAACTTCCTACCCTATACTCCCGATGGTATTCAGTTGCCCAACGGCATGGTGCTAAAATATAATGGGCTGATAGCCGATAAAGATGGTGACGGCTATAAATACATAGCCGATGCACGGCAATTCCGTAAGCTGACTAGACGCATCGTTGCTGGTACTAAAGAAGAGATTAACTACACCAACATCTACGGCGGCAAGGTGGTGGAAAACATCGTCCAAGCCTTGGCCCGCATCGTGGTGTCGGAACAAGCGACAGCCATTACCCATGCTGGCTACCCCGTGGTGCTACAGGTGCATGACGAGAACGTGGCCTGCCCCGCGACGGAGAGTGTTAGCGATGCACAACAGGTTATGGAACGTATAATGAGTACGCCACCAGTATGGGCTAAAGACTTGCCGGTGGCTTGTGAGTCTGCAATAGGTGATAATTATGGAGAATGTAAATGAATATCAATGAAGCGAGAGCGAAAGTATGCCCAATGGCGCAGAACATCCCCTTATCTTCGTCGGAAGATACAGACCGTTTATGTGTGGCTGATAGGTGTATGGCGTGGACGCCAATGATTGACTACCCCAAAGGGGTACACCTCCCCGGAGTTGCATCAAAGATCGAAGGTTACTGCGCGATGATACCTTTCAATGATTAAACCTCTAGCTCACTCCTATTCTGCTATCAAGCAGTACGAGAACTGCCCTAAGCAGTATAACATGCAACGTGTTACTAAGGAGGTTAAGGCTTCCTTCGGTGAGGCCAGTGTCTATGGGGAGCGCATCCACAGACAACTTGAGCAACGTTTGAAAGGTGGGTTACTACCCAGTGAGAGTGCGAAGTACGAACCGTTGGTCGCTGCTTTCGCTGGGTTACCCGGCGAGTTGCTGGTCGAGCAGGAGCTATGCCTCAATAATAAGTTGGAGCCGACAGGCTGGTGGGACGACGATGCTTGGTTTAGGTCCAAGATCGACGTACTCATACTTAATAAGAACGATGCAGTGGTGGGTGACTGGAAGACAGGTAAGCATCGCCCCGACTTTTTTCAGATGGAACTGTTTGCTATCCAAGTGTTCAAGCACTATCTCGATGTGCAGCGTGTGAAGACCAGCCTTGTTTGGCTAAAGAATATGAAGCTCGACACTGAGACGTATACGCGGCTCGACGCACCAGCGCTTTGGAGCAAGTTTTACAACAAGATTAACCGCATTGAGCAGTCTCTCAAGGAGGACAACTGGCCAGCTAGACCTAGTGGGCTATGCCCTTGGTGCCCTGCTAAGCATCTGTGTGAATTTGCTCGTGTTTAATTTACCCAAAGAAGAGGATAGGCTACGGATTAAGGCCGCAGTGAGGTTGTTAGCGCCTTGCGAAATAATATGGAATGAGAATACTTTGGAGTGGGACGTTATGCCGGTGCTACCCATAACTACCTCTAAGGACACTGTATTTTATGGCCGTGGCCTGACAAAAATGTTGCCCGGTGAAGCTAGGACAATACGAATAGATACGAATATAACTTGACACTGGTGTAGCGTAAGGTAATATAACGCCATGACCCCCGAAGGAAAAATCAAATCGAAGATCGACAAGATGCTCAGGAGCAAGGAGCTTTTGTGGTTCTTCAAACCACAAGCCGGAACGTTCGGTAAATCCGGTGTGCCTGACTACATCATCTGTATCGCTGGCCATTTCCTTGGGGTTGAGGCTAAGGCTAATCCCGCTAGGAAACCCACTGCCTTGCAAATGCTGTGTATGGAGAAGATATGCGCTGCTGAGGGTGTGTGCTTCGTTGTTCACGACAACGACACTTTAGGTGCACTGGAGAAATTTATTGACGATGTGCTTATTAACCGCAGGGCGCAAAGGGGGCTTAACCTGTGCTAGTTATTGAGCAAGCCAAGGCGTTAGCCCTCAAACTTAACAACCCACAACGTGTGCTGGAGTGTATACCTACGGCGAAGCTAATCCAATACAACGGGCATACCTTCACCGCAGTGCGCCACGGCCCCGACGAGGTGCGTGTACTACGTAATCTCGGTATCAAAGCCCCCGCCCCCATTCTCCATTACTACGACTGGCCGGGTAATCTCACGCCATACAACCACCAACGCCTGACATCCGCTTTCCTCACCATGAACAAGAAGGCCTTGGTCCTTAACGAGATAGGTACGGGAAAAACACACAGCGCGCTTTGGGCTTGTGACTACTTGATATCCGTAGGTGCTATTAAGAAAGTGTTAGTTATCAGTCCACTATCTACTCTGGAACGTGTTTGGGGGGATGCGATCTTCAAGGAGTTTCCCGGGCGGAAGTTCGTAACGCTCCACGGTACAGCTAAGCGTAGGCTTAAGCTGTTGAAAACAGACGTAGATTTCTACGTTGTCAACCATGACGGCTTCGGAATTATCTGCGACGAGGCAATGGATAATTTCGATGTAGTCATAGTAGACGAAGCGGCGGTCTATCGTAACCCATCCACCAATAAGTTTAAGGTACTGCGTAATTGGATGGCCAAGCACCCCGACACGAGACTGTGGCTTATGACAGGCACCCCCACCCCCAACAACCCCACCGATGCGTGGGCCTTAGCTAAGCTAGTGGATAGTCCCTACGCCCCACGTACATTCACTGCCTTCCGTGACCAGACAATGGAGAGGTTTGGTCAGTGGTCATGGATGCCGAGGCCGACAGCACTGGATACTGTGAAACACGTTCTCCAACCTGCGGTACGCTATACTCGTGACGAGTGTTTTGACCTGCCGGATACCGTGTTCCAAACGAGAGAAGTCCAGCTAACGAAGGAGCAACGGACGTACTACGACAAGATGATGAAGCACTTCATAGTCGAGGCCGTCGCGGAGAAGGTTATGAGTGGACAAATTACTGCGGTCAACGAGGCCGTTAAGCTCCAGAAGTTAGTGCAGATAGCTTGTGGTGTAGCCTACGATGACAACGGCAACAACGTAGAGCTTAACTGCAAGCCCCGCGTGGATGCTATGATGGAGGTCATAGAAGAAGTTGGGGGGAAGGTAATTGTTTTCGTACCCCTTACGGGGACGCTCCATATGCTGGAGCGCGAGCTTAGCAAGAGGTGGTCAGTTGGTGTGGTCAACGGCGCAGTGCCTTCTTCCAAGCGCAACGTAATTTTTCATGGTTTTCAAGAAAAGGCTGACCCGCATATTATCTTAGCCCACCCCGCAACAATGGCGCATGGTCTGACGCTCACCGCTGCATCGACTATCATTTGGTATGGGCCGATTACTTCCAACGAGCAGTACGTCCAAGCCAATGGGCGGATAGAGCGTATAGGCAAGCACCATACCTCCAACGTAGTCCACATAGAAGGGACGCTGTTGGAGCGTAAAATGTACAAGAGACTCGAGCTAAAACAGAAGCTGCAAGGGCTGCTTCTGGACATGATACAAGAGGAAACGGAGAACTAGGAGATGACTGAGCTTACTGTTGAAGGTGTAGTTAAAACGTACCTCAAGCTGCGTTCCAATAAAGAGCGTATCGAGGCTGACGTTAAGGAACAACTTGTAGACATCAAGGAGAAGATGCTCAAGCTGGAGGCTTGGATTAAAGCCAAGTCGGATGAGACAGGCGTCAAGTCCTTCAAGACCGATGCTGGCACTGCGTTCCTAACCACGAGCGACTACGCTTCCGTGGCTAATTGGGACGAGGTACTAGCATTCGTTAGGGAGAACGAGGCGTGGGATATGCTGACTAAAGGCGTGAGCAAGGTAGCCGTCCGTGGGTACATCGACGCTAACAAGGCAGTACCCAACGGTGTTACTTTCGGCACTAGAATTGGTGTGTCGGTGCGCCGTCCCGCGAAGAAAAGCTAATGGCTGTATCTGACGATATGGGTATCCCTATAATGGAGGTATTTGCTATCTCCAACGGGTTTATCTTAGTGATCCGTGGTCACCCTGACGATATTAGAATGAATACACCCCGGCCAACATACATCTACGCTAAGGACGGGGTCGCCATAGCAGAAGAAATCGTAGCTGCACAAACGCGGCGCAAACTCGAGATCAAACCCAAACAGGGCGAGATGTTTGAACCACAACAGATGGGTAGCGAAGCTACCGCAACCATAAGGAAAAGCTAATGTCTAACGATATCATCCCTACCAACATTCAAGTCCCCGCCCACCTCGCTGGCCGTGTAGGCGTGCCGTCTACTCTTGGCGAGTCCATGGGTGGTGGTATTAGTTCTGGTATCGAGTTCCCCCGCATCTCTATCAAGGGGTCTCGCTTTCGCATCGTCGATGGAGGCGTTGAGTCCATCCTCGACGCCACGGAACTGGCTGTCGTTATTGTTGGGGCTAACCCTAACCTCACAAAATCGTGGTACGCCACGGCGTGGAACCCTGATGCTGAACCTACGCAGCCTGATTGCTTTACTTTGAACGGCGTTACTCCGGACCCCACTAGTACTTCCCCCCAGAACGACTTGTGCGCAAGCTGTCCCCAGAATGCGTGGGGCAGCCGTATTACGCAACAGGGAACGAAGGTGAAGGCGTGCGCCGACCAGAAACGGCTGGCTGTTGTCGCTGCTGACGACCCCACTGGTGCGATCTACCTAATCCAAGTGACCCCGGCTGCACTTAAAGGCCTCAACAAGTACCACAAGGAGCTACAGATGCGCGGTATTCCCGCCGAGATCGTGCGCACCATCATCTCGTTCGATACCTCTGCGTCGTTTCCAAAGCTCCAGTTTCGCTTCGGAGATTTCAACAACACGGAAACCCAAGCCGCCGTGGACCCACTGTTCGGGTCCGACAAGGTGAAAGAAATCACAGGCGAGGCACAGTCCCCGGCTCATGCCCTAGTCCCAGCGGGAGATGCAGCCCCGGTTGTTGCCCCCGCTGGAACTGAACTTCCTCCGGCAGCGTCTACAGATCAAGTTCCTCCCGGCGGGTTTCCCGCTACACCCGTGGAAGTTGCTTCGACACCAGCTCCAGAACCTGTTGCTGAAAAGAAGGCGACAGGCTTCGGAGCTGCGACTACGGTAAACGCACCTCCCGCCCCGGCGGAAGTCGAAGCTGCGACTCCGGCAGAAGAACCTGCTGCGGCTCCTGTTGCTCCGGCTGATGCAACAACTGATGGACTGGCTGCGGAGATCACAGCCCTGATGGAGGAGGTAGCCGACGATGCCTAGTGTCCCATTAGACTTCACGAAAGTGGAGGCTTTGCGGAAGCACATGCTCCTCACCGCAGTACACATGTCCAAGGTTTTGGGTGTGTCTCGCGTTACCTATGGCGGGTGGGTTAAAGGAAAAGCCATTCGCAAGGCTAACGAGGAGAAGGTGAAAATCATGCTCCGCAAGATGTTGAAGGTGGTAACGGAAAAAGACTGGCCTACGCCGGAGATTATCGCACTCAACCCAAAGCAGCGCATGGATACACTACTTGAAATTCTAAACGAAGACGAGTAGAGTATCTCTCTTGAGGGGGTGGCCCTGCCACCCCCTCCTTCTACCGAGACAGGGGCTTACCGAGGAATAAATATGGAACCGCTGCAATTTTTACAGCGAGTTCTTCCAGCCAAAGGTCACTACTGTACGATTGTAATAAATAAGGGCAAAGCCCCACAGCAGGCCTTCTGCGATACTTTGGAAGAACTCGCAACTAAAAGCCAACAGTTAGATGCGCGTAACAACAACGTCTACTACGCAGTATCATCATTCAAATCAAAAAGCAGCCGTAAGCAAGACAACGTACAGGCTACTAAGACCCTGTTCCTCGATGTTGATTGTGGCACTAACAAGCCTTACGCAGATCAGAAAGAAGGGCTAGCTGCCCTCCTCGAGTTCATAAAAGCCACGAAGATGCCTAGGCCGATGATCGTATCATCGGGCCGTGGACTCCATGTGTACTGGGTACTGGAAGAAGCCTTAGCCCCCGCAGATTGGCAGTCATTAGCCAATGCCCTTAAGGCAGCTTGTGTGGCCCATCAGTTCGATGTTGACCCCGCTATTACAGCCGACAGCGCGAGGGTGCTACGGCCAGTAGGTACGCACAATCCGAAGAATGGTAAAGAGGTACGCGTGTTGATGGACGGCACAAGTGTGCCGCGCTCAAGGCTTGAGATTGTGTTGCTGGGGCTTAAGCAAACCGCTATGACACAAGCGGTTACACACGTACAACACCAGCGTAAGACGGGTGGGTTGCTCGACCACCTAGCTACCAATCAAGAACACCCTCCAGCCCTGCCCGAGGTGGTAGTTAGGAAATGCCAGCAGATCAGGTGGGCTGTCGAGAACCAGAAAGATGTGCCTGAGCCTATGTGGTACAACGTAATGGGCGTCGCTGCGCATTGCACGAACCCAGAGGAGACAGCTAAGGAGTGGAGTAGGCTGCATCCTGATTACACCGAGGCGGCGACACTCAATAAATTGAGGCACTGGAAAGCTAGCACCACAGGCCCAGCAACATGCTCTAAGATAGAAAGCGATAGGCCCAAGGGTTGCGATAAGTGTAAATCTAAGGGCAGCATAACCACCCCCGCCCAACTGGGTGTGCAGTACTCCGCAGTAGCTGCTAGCAGTGACGCACCCGATGCAATAGCCCACGAGATGGAGCCACCGTGGCCTTACAAGCGTGGGCCGAAAGGGATGTTGGTGACTATTGATGGCACCGATGTGGATATCTGCCCCTTCGAGATATATCCATTAAGTTACGGTAGAGACGAGTCCCTTGGTTACGAGACTGTGCGTTTTAAGTGGAAGCGATTGCATGTTGGTTGGCAAGATCTTATATTTCGGCAAGCGTATCTCAACTTTGGGAGCCGCGAATTTCCTACGTCGATAGCGGACCAAGGCATAGTGTTAGGAGGGGACAAACAAATAAAAGGGTTTCAGCTTATGTTGCGCTCATATATGGACGAACTTCGCAAAACGAAGTCCATGACGAATATCCACGGTTCGATGGGGTGGAAGGAAGACTTCACGCAATTTGTTGTGGGCGACAAGCTATACCGCAGGGAGCCTGATGGTGCGGTAACAACCGACGATATCTCCCTTACGAACAACACCAACCGCTTAGGCCACCAACTCTACGGACATAAAGGGAGCCTATCAGACTGGGTGCAGGCAACAGGACTGCTTGAGAAGGCTGATTTGCCGTGGCATATGTTCGCCCTAGGCCATGCCTTTAGCGGGCCTCTATGGGCCTTGACGGGCCTTAAGGGCATCACTGTATCCCTTTTTGGGGATACAGGTGGGGGCAAATCCCTTATTCAGTTATGGCAACAGTCCGTCTGGGGTAACCCCGAGAAGCTACATATCGCAGCTAAGTTCACACACGGTGCTCTGTTCAACAGACTGGGCATGTATTGCCACCTCCCCATGACTATTGACGAATGTTCCATGATGGAAGAAGTGGGAGAGTTCTGCTACATGGTAACGCAGGGCGAGGACAAGAAGCGTCTGACTCGTATGATTGAGGAGCGTGAAACTAAGGCGTGGGCTACCTGTGTCACCGTGTCTACCAACATCTCCTTCATATCTAAGATGTCTGCTACTGGGAAGGAGACTGATGCGCAGATGGCTAGGTTGTTCGAAGTCACCATCCCACCACATAAGATGTTTGATGAGAGTAGTAAGGCAGGACGTACTATAGTCCAATTCCTCATGGAGAATTATGGCCTTGTAGGTGAGGCATACACCAAAGCATTACTTAAAAGAGGGAAGACGGTCCTTCTGAAACTTATTTCAGAGAGCATGTCGAAGTTCTACGATCGCTACGGCATCACGTTCACAGGCCCAGAGAGATACTGGGAGACAAACCTAGTACTTTTAGATGTTGGGTTGAGGATTGCCGAAGAAGAAGGGTTGATAGCCTTTAGCCCAACCCTTGGTATTCAGTGGGCTGTCGATGGAACTAACTCCCTGCGTAGCTCTGTGGAAGATAACAAGACAAACGGCTTCAAGCTGGTTAACGAGTACCTCAATGAGGTAGCAGCCGATGCAGTAATCATAATGCACACCGCTGGAATGCCCTCCTCAATGGACCAGACCCGTATGCCTCGCGGCGAGATCAAGGTACGCTTCGACAAGTACCGCTCCGATATGAACTCCAGTTTCACCCACGGTACAGTGATGTTGGTACAGAAACACTTCAAACAATGGGTATCGTCCAGAGGCTATGACTACAACACGTTGCGCAAGGAGATGAGTGATGCTGGTATTGACGCCACACCAGCAAAAAAACGCTGTTGGATGGGTAGGAACACCGGCCTTAAGGCTGGCCAACAGAACGTCTTTGGTATTAACCTCAACCACCCAGAATATATTGGCTATCTGGAAGACACACCAATCACCCCACAGGATGCTACGCTTGGGCAGTTGACGGAGGTGGAGTGATACAGGACTCTTGCGTATCAGGTCTTCTAAAGGCTTCCCAACAACGGAGACTGTCACATAATTGGCTATACCATTCAAGTATATAATTAGGAAACCGATAAACGAGGGTTTACGCCATGACAAAGACTAAGAAAGCGAAGGAGCTAGCAGCAGCTGACCTTATGGTGTGGGAGTTACTCAGGCCAGAAGCTAAAGAGAGGTATCTCGAAAGAGCTACTCTCCAACAGGCGAACCCCTAGTATCCAATCCCCTACCTGCAGCTATTCGCTTAGCGAAAGGCTTCACTGACGTAGGCAGAGCCTTGATGGAGCGTTCAACCGACGACTGCTTCGCTGCCTTACTCGACTTACTCACTTTACCGCCGAAGTCGCTGATGTACAGCGGGCTACGCCTACCTACGTTGCGGTTCCATTCCTTGACCTGCCGCCTGATACGACGTTTACCAGTCCTGTCTGCCTTGATGTAGGCATCTGTATACCCCCTGACCAACACCTTGTTGTACTCAGCGACATCGCTGTTGATGCGGTTGACATCATACTGTGTCGTAGCTGCGCCGGGGTAGAAGCCTATCGCTTGGAACAGGACGGTCATGAGATCGGCGTTCTTGGATACCACCTGCCCGCGCTCGTTGGTGATGGTGCCGTCAACAAAATAGATACCCGCCTTCGCATAGTTCTTAAGGGCCGACAACCCTGCGCCTGTGCGGAGCACGTCCTTGAACGATGTTACGTCGTCCTTAAGGCCCACACTCTCCAGAAGATATTCTCCAGCGACACCCACTGAATTGAAGACGCCGGACCAAGCACTCTGCACGGGGCCGATGATATCTCTGGTTTCACGCTCGAAGCTAGCCCCGGCCTTAAAGAACCCCGAGCCGGGGATGATGTTCGACTGGCTGATACGTGTTGAGTAGGTGATGCCTAGCCAGTAGTCCAACGGGCCGCGCATCATCAGACCAGCGGGGACGCCCATACCTTCGAAGATAATGGATAGCTCGCCCTCCAACCCGTTCCAGTTAATACCGAACCGCTGCATGAGGGTGTCTATGAGGTCAGCGAAGTCCTCCTCGAACGGGATACCCTTGACGCCAGCAGTCAGGATGAAAAATGCCAAGAACATAACCCGTTCCTTGTGGCCAAGATGGCGCATCAACTGGATAGTGATGGCTTGGAACTGCTTATAAATCCACAGGTACTTAAGCACTGGCCCCTGTGCTATAGAGGGATGGTTAAACTTCTCATAGTTACCTTGGGAGAAGTCAACTGCATCGTCCACCCGCTTATAAAGCTCCTCCTTTTGGGCTTCGCTAAGGCTGCTAGTGCCTTCGGCCTCCAGCATACGGGCCTTCTCTAGGCGATAAGTGGCTAGCGCAGTAACACGCCTGTTGTACTGCTCGGTCTTGGTGAACAGGAACATCCACTTTTCCATTAACTTAACCGCAGCGTTACTGCCTTTGCCGATGTTCCCCGTACCCGTCAGCACATTGGTGATATTAGCGGTC